GTATCGCGATAGGTTATGAAGCCGGGCGTGATAATCAAGGAAGTAACTCCATAGCCATTGGTTACAATGCAGCACGTGATGGAGGTGACTTCCAAAATACAATTACTATAAGTGCAATTGGTAGTGCTTTGAATCCAGCACAAGCAGATGCATGTTACATAAAACCTATACGTGTAAGTGGTGGTGGTGTGAATCTCTCTTATGATACTGGTTCGGGTGAGCTACTCGCAGCGACTTCGCAAAGAAAGTACAAGGAAAATATATTACCCTTCTCTCAAGATGTGGATACCCAACTTGAAATATTAAATGACCATTTAGTTGAATTCAATTTGATTGATGATAAAAATGAACCGAAAGTGAAACATCTGGGTTTTATAGCTGACGACTTGGGAGAAGTCGATCCCACTTTTACTGTGATGAGTGGTGGTGAACATGTCGGTATAAATACGAATAATGTTTTAGCAGTTTTAGTGAAACAGCTGTGGAATCAAAAAGCCGAAATAGACTCACTTCGCGAAGAAGTAAGAAAATTAAAGTAATTCAGAAAGTTCTATTTTTAAATATTTGAATTTAAAAATAATAATTAGCAGTTTATATTTTTGCCCTTCATAACGCAGTTCATATCTGAGAATTCGTTACCTGGACTTATGCATTTGTAGGCGTTAAGAAGTGGACTGGCAGAGCAGTACATGTTTCTTGCGTATTTCCCATCACAAACATTTGAAAGCAAAACGCCTTCGCATTTTTTTACTTTGTTTTCATTGTAAACATCTAGAGGATCTCTTAGTGTCAACCAATTGTTGTCGTAAACGTTTTTCAGGTATTCGTTAATAGCTTCTTTCTTGTAGCTATTTCCTTTTGTAGCTCCAGGATCAGACCAGGTTTTGTCATCGTTTACTATGGGTGCAGCATCTGGTTGAGAAATGTTCATGAATCCGGTGTAGTCCCGGTTCTTTGCAGCAGCCTTATATTTCTCAGGTATTCGACAGTCTATAATTTCAAAAACATAGTTGTCGTTTGCATTTGGATCTTCGTAAATTTGGACGGTGTCTAGATCTAAGTTAACAGCAAGAAAGAATATGGTTTCGTCAGCCAAAACGTGTTCAGCTACGTGAGCGAGATTGTAGTTTTGGTTATCTATTGCTAGGTCTATAGCTAATCGTATATATTCGTCACTTGGATAATCTGGCTTGGTTCCCGTTTGTTGCAGTTGAAGATTCACAGTTTCATCAAAAAACTTTTGGAATGTGTATTTTGCTGCTCGACTATAGCCAATTGGTGCAGGATCACACGCGGGTCCACAAGCCTCTACACCAAAGTTGCAGTACTGTATATTATTGACTGCATCATAACCGCATAATCCTACTATTCCCCAAGTTATTACATAAGGGTCTGTTGTGTTGAAGTGTGTCTGTAATACTTGTTTTCCTGAGTCTGTTTCGGACAGCATTTTAGCAGGTGTGAAAATCCCTGTTATTTTGTTCTTTACTGCTAATGTCTTTCCTAAATTTAAGAATAAACCGGAACCAACAGTTGCGTTATACCACCACCATGGTGACTGGTTCAATGCATCACCTGTATCTGTTGGACTGTGTGTAACTTCAATGTACATGTTGTCTTTCAGGCCGCCGTACCACAAATTGGGAAAATTGAAGCTAGGTGGGATGTCGAGAACTACTTTCCAATTGTCATTACTAGAGTTGTCTAAAGGTTTGTCATTTATCAAGCCTTTAGGATGCCAGACATCTCTGTGTATTGTCCTCTGCATAAACCACATTATTCCCGAAGATCGGGCGTATCTACCTCCGTATCCCCCCATTATTCCAGGTCTAGTGGAAGTAGCGTTTTCCAGTTGTAGGTAAATTTTATTCTCATCTGAATCAGAATATATTGTGGGAACATTGAACTTTTGATAGGTGTAAAAGTTGTATAACCAACCTTGAGGAGTGTATGGCAACGGATAATCCTCTGAACAAGGGAGTGCATCCCATGTAGTGTTGTCGTTTTTAGTTCCTGGCAAATCTTCTAAATCATTGTCTTTGTAGTTGCCCTTGCAGTTATAGTAGAACCAAAGTGAGTTATAGAAACTGGCAAGTTGCATGTGATTAAGCTTTTCAAAACTTTCTTTAGCTGTTGGATGAACACCAAGTAGATAGTTCATTGTGACGTTTTCCGTATTTTTGTAGAACTCTTCACTTTGAGCTAAAAATGTAATTGGTATACCATTGTAACCGTTTACGTTTAGGCTAACGTACGGCGGTAAAGCAGAAGTTGGCGTTGGTTTCGGATCATCAGGTTTATTGGGTTTGTACGACATTACGATGTATGCGAACGCCCCAATGAGCAGAACTAACATCAAACCTATTAAAATATATACTATAACCATTTTATTATTATACAAAAAAAACAAAAGGTTTAAAATAATAATATAAATAACTATGGAATACTATATTTTAGAATGCCCACATTGCTCTCTCACACTACAAGTATTCAGACACGAACTGAACTGTCGTATATTCAGACACGGAATATATAAGAATACGTTGAAGCAAATCGATCCTCATATGCCGGAGAAAGACTGTAAATATCTAAAAGAAAACGGGCTTATATACGGCTGCGGCAAACCATTTGAAATTATTATGAAAAATTCTAAACCACTAATAAGAAAATGTGGCTACATTTGATTCACTTAAGTTAAAATTGAATTAAGATTTAAAACATTGTTCGATGAATAAAAGATGTTCGCAGCAGCAATGAAAACCATTAATAATGTTACCACGTGGAATGGAGCCAAGTCGTATGCAACTCCAGTTCCAAAGGTATGTAAGGAAGACGAACCAGACGAGAAGCAGAAGATGGAGCAACTACTTTGCTTATTTTATAAATCCAACAGAAATGCTGATGCTTCTACTTTAAAAAATTGGTTCAGAAAAGTGCCAAAGGAAAAAATTGAAGAATTGGTGGTACTATCATTTCATGTCAGGGATTGTCGAGGAGGGAAAGGTGAGAGACATAATGGAAGACTCTTATTTAGTTACTTAGCTGTTGAGTACCCGGATACATTTTCTAAGGTGTTACATTTGATACCAGATTATGGAAGATATGACGACTTGTTATATTTACTAACTGCGGGTATACCACGTGAAGCCGAAATTTTGATTTTAGAAATAATTAAGAAACAGACTTTGGAAGACTTCGACAAGATGAATGAAGGAAAGACAGTAAGTTTGCTTTCAAAATGGATGCCTACAGAGGGCGATTCAATGGATAAAAAGTATAATTTAGTGGAAAAGATATGTAGCTTCATGGACATCAAGAAGAGTACCTACAGAAAGAAATACATATCACCGTTGCGTTCATACTTGAAAGTTGTAGAGACTCTCATGTGTAGCGGAAGATGGGATGAAATAGACTTTAATACAGTTCCTTCTTGTGCTATGAATAAACTGAAAGCGGCTTTCGAAAGAAATGTTCCTGAAAGTTACAATAAGTGGAAGGAAGGGTTGGAATCTGGTGAAACTAAAGTGAACGCGAGGCAATTGTACCCTTACGAAATTATAAGAAATATAAGCGAAAATCTATGGATTAAAGACGAGCTTGCCGTAGCTCAATGGAAAGTACTTGAGGCTGATGCTAAGAAATTGGGAAAATTGAATAAAACAGTAGTTGTTGCTGATGTTTCCACTAGTATGAATATGAACAACTGCTTGCCCTTACATAATTCAATAGCGTTAGGGTTGATTATTTCTAATGCAGTTGAAGGAGACTTCCATAACTTAGTGATATCTTTCAGCACTGAACCAGCTTTTTTTGAAATTCCAGATGGTGATATTTATGATAAATATAATTACATTAAAGATATTGCTTGGGGTGGTACAACCAATTTGCTGGAGGTGTTCAAGTTGATACTGAACAAATGTAAAGACTGCGAATTACCTCCTGAGGAAGCTCCAGAAAAAGTTATTATAGTATCAGATATGCAGTTTGATAAGGCCGATCGTAACATGACCAATTTGGAAGCTATTGTAAAAATGTACGAAGAAGAGGAAAACAAGAAATACAAAAGACCAGAACTTGTGTTTTGGAATGTGGCAGGTGAAACAGATGACTTTCCAGCTACAACAAGACACGACGGTACCTGTTTAGTAAGTGGTTTCAGCCCGGCTATTTTGGAGAGTTTGACAAGTGGAGAAAAAATAGACTCTTTGCACATAATGCGTAATGCGTTGAATAATAAGAGATATAATCCAATCAGGGAATGCTTAAAGTAATAGATTACACAATTTAATGTTTTTATATAAAATATATTTTATATAAACTTAGGGCACCTAATCGTGCTTGACTATCCAGTTAATGGCATAAGTAGGTGGTCGTGTGTAAGCATCTCCACCGAGATCTATAGTTACTTGCGATGCTGCATCACTATAAGCATTTTTGCTTCCAGCAGCTCCAAAAGTTCTGGTGCCTCCATTAGGAATAGATCTTGTAGACTTGAAAGGAACAGTAGGTCTAGCTGTTAACTGTCCATACATTGTTCTCAGTACATTCAGACCCGTACCTCCGGCTCCTCCCAAAAACCTTCCTCTCAAATCAGGTGTGTTGTTTCCGTATATGCTTCGAAGAACACTATACGATGACGAGATAGAACTACCATTGCACAATAGCCAGCCGGATGGAGTACTCGACCCCCCATAAGGTAATATCACTCCAACTGGTATAGACGATCCAGATAAACCGTTAAGGGTGGTTTTATCAGCCGAACTTAATAAGCCAGCTTTGCTAGTAGTAGCACCGGGTATAACTACGTCATTACCTGTAGAACTAGTTACTGTTGCTGTGGTAGTCGTCGTTGTGATTCCTAGATTTGTTGGAAGATTCACCTGTGCTCCGCTGGCGATACCATTAAGTTTTCCTTTGTCAGATGAGCTAAGCAAGCCCGCATCTGATGTAGTTGCTGCTGGTATTATGGCATCGTCGCCAGTAGAACTACTTACTGTTGCTGTTGTAGTCGTCGTAGTGACTCCGAGATTAGTTGGAAGGTTGACCTCTGCACCGTTTGCTATACCATTAAGTTTTGTTTTGTCAGATGAGGTAAGCAACCCAGCGTCTGAAGTCGTTGCAGCGGGCATAATAGCATTGTTGCCTGTCGAACTGCTTATAGTTGCTGTGGTATTGCTGGTCGTTATCGCTAGGTTGGTATTTACATTCACCTGTGCTCCGTTGGCTACACTGTTAAGTTTTGATTTATCGGAAGAAGTCAACAGTCCAGCTTGAGAAGTGTTAGCTGCTGGTATTGTAACGTTGTTTCCGGTCGAGCTTGTAATAGTAGCATCCGAAGCCGAAGTTGTTATTCCCAAGTCGGTGTTCACATTTACCTCAGCTCCCTGTTGAATACTATCAAGTTTGATCTTGTCGTTAGCAGATAATACTCCAGCGTCTGTGACAGTTGCCGAAGGAACCGTGGCATTAGTGCCAGTATCAGAGTTAATTACAACCTCCACGGTGTTCAACGTCGTAGAGAGATTAGTTTCCTTAGTCGCATCATCGGAAATCCCGTCTAGCTTTATTTTATAGCTAGAGGTAAACAAGCCGGCATTTGTATCAGTTGTTCCACTAATGGTTACGTCATTACCTGTGCTTGACTTAATACTGAGACTACTAGGAGTATTGTCGGAAATGGACAAGTTAGTACCCACTGTTTCTGTTTGCAGTCTTAGTATTTTTGTTCCATCATATACTGCGTGATACCCAATAAGCCACTCTACAGAACTAGCCATTCCAAAAAGTTGAGCGTTTCCTCCTTGTGTAATTAGCCAAAAGTCACCTTTTGTTGTACCAACAGGAACCGATGTCACCAAATCCACTGGTGAATTTGTGGGAACATTATACTCACCTCTAAAATTTAATTCAGTTATTTGTAACTCATCTAACGGTATTTTTCCGTTTTCGTTTAGACTTGCATAACCTGATGGTTGTCCTCTCAAGTTTTGAATAGTCGTAACGTCTGCAATCACAGTTTCCAGTTGAGATTTATCTTGACCTGTCATTATTCCAGCTCTGTTAGTCAATGCAGCCAGAATTTCTCCGTCTTCACCATTGCTACTGTTAACGTAAACTCGTTCTGCTGTTTGGTCAATGCTTATGTTCGTTTCTTTTGTCGCTCCTTCTTCAATTGAATTTAATTTTGCTTTGTCGACGTTAGACATCACTCCAGAATTTGTTAAGTTCGATTCAGGGAGTGTTACACCTGTTCCAGTGGAGCTACTAATATTCACCCTATTGGGTAGGATTTCTATTCCCAAATTTGTGTTTTCATTTACTTCTGCTCCTTCTTCTATTGATAGCAGCTTCGAGAAACTAGATCCACTCATTAGTCCTGCAACTTCCTCAGTGGCAGAGGTAAAGGTTACACCTTGACCTGTATTAGAATTAAGAAAAAGAGAATTGTTAGTTTGCCCGCTGGAGGGAAGAGATAAGTCTGTACCTACTACCAGTGCTTGTCTGTCTACTTTAACATAACGATTTTCTTCTGGAACAGCTAGTGCCAAATCTCCAGCTTCGTATGTCACTCCTTCAATAGAAACCTGCGACGTAATTAAGAAAAAAGAACCTGGTGATAAACTTGAAGGTTCTGGTAACACGGGAGTACCTAGGGGGTAAGTCCCAATCAATTGTATGAAGACTCCTTTCTTCAAGTCTTCCAAGAGGTCATTGAGCTTGTCTGTCTGCTGAAGTATTTCTACTTGTAATTTAACTAGTTGCTTATCAATACTGTTTAAGCTCTTTATGTATTTGCTCCTATTGACTGTATTCATTGTACACGAACTTGTAGTTCCGGGCGATTTTAAATCGAAGGGCATTTTATTTAATAAGTTTTTCTTTTTAGGAAAAAATGATATTTTTGATAAGAAGAAAAACCATTTCAAATGCGCAGAATAAGGGTATTGATTCATAAGGGTTTCTGGAATAGAACAACAGCAAACGAAAATAAAAATTTCCTGTTTATTTTTGGAGATAATGACGCCAAAAGAGGAATCGGTGGTCAAGCAGTCATAAGGAATTGTAGTAACAGTATGGGTATACCAACTAAGAAGTTCCCTAACAACAGACCAGGATCTTTCTACACTGATAAAGAATATGCTCTTAACCAAGAGAAAATCGATGTAGCAATCCTTAACATAATGACAGCTTCAAAAAGTTACGACGCTATAATTTTGCCTGAAACTGGCTTTGGAAATGGTCTAGCTAAGTTACACATAAAAGCACCAAGGACATATGATTACTTGAATCGTAAAATATACGAGGTTTTTGATATTAAGTACTGAGAGAAATATCTACTTAAAGACTTGAAATTGTTATTTAGCACGAGTGGTGTAGTGGTAACATAAATCCCTTCCAAGGATTTGTCCGGGGTTCGATTCCCCGTTCGTGCATATTGATCCGACTTAGTTTCTTTTTATAACTGAATTAGTTATAAAATTGAATATCTATTACTGGGGAGTTTTTACGAGCCAAGTGTGCTCTGGGCTGAACCATCTATCGTTTTCCCATGTATAGACGTCAAAGTTTCCGTCAAATGTACTAATATTTCCTTTGATATCTATAGATGTGGAGGTAGGCATAGACCCGTATAGAGCAAGGTCTTCTTTGAAGAGAAACTTCAATGGCTCGCCCAAAGCTACTGGTTCTCCGCTGAAATCACCAAGAGGTGAAGTAACAGTAAAATATGACACTGCACTGTCTACCTCATCCAAAGTGACAAAACTACATGCCGGAACGCCCCTACCCCCTGTGAGATATTTGTCTTTGCACTTACTGTCTCTAGACAAAGTAGATGTTTTGATTCTTATCGTGTCCCCATATTTTACACTATCAGTACTTTCAACGAAAGTATTAGATTCTGCATTCCACTTCCTGAAAGACCATAACTGATTTTGAGGGTATCCGGAATCGATCGTTTTTACCATGTTGTCAACTGTCCACTCAGTTATACAACTTGCATCGGTGAATCCTTTTCCTATAGAAACTACTCTTGATATACTATCGGAATTGAAAAAAGTTGGGATTACTGAAGTTAGGCAGTAAGTAAGAGTATTATCCTTTTCAGCGGTTGTAGAAAGATTATAGTTTGCTTTATATCTCACTTTTCCAACTGCAGTTTTCTGGGGTTGGCATTTATCGGGGAGGAAAAGCTGAATAGAGTTCTTGTCTTTTGATTTGTACACACCATCTATATACTCGAGCTTTTCTCCTTTTTGTCCGAAGTTTGGCAAATCTATGGGTTGGTATTTTATGACTCTGCCGAAGACGTATTCCAACCAATCGCCGCTGACACTAGTAAAAGTGAAAGTATTGTCATCTTTTGAATGCCTCAATTCAAATCTGAATGTGTCCGTGTAACTGCTAACAAATCCGATTGTATAATCGTAACCATCGTAGTACACAGTGAAGAAACCCGGTATGACTTTGTTGTTCCAATATACTTTCAAGTCCTCAAAATCTTCTACAGAAATTAATGAGTTACACGTTTGATTATTAACAGAGGAGAGTGAAGTTTTATTATTGTTTTTCATTGTGCTTGCAGTATATATGACAGCAGCAACAAGAATGACGAGAACAATCACCACAATATATTTGTTTGTATTGGAGTTTTTCATTTATATATAAATGAAAAATATTAAATTCCGTAAATAGAATAGTCTATTCCATGGTCTCCTCCGCACGATCCATCACCGTTATAAACGTATTCATTATACGAGTGTCCGTCCATACCACAAGAAGAACCGTCCATTGGAACGACCGGTGCCACAAGATTAACATTTGGATTTGTAGCGGGGTTTACGACTACATATTTAGCAGCTTCTTGATTTTGTTTTTCTTTCTCTTTCTTATCTTTTTCTGATTTCGTAACTAAAGCAATGATACCTAGAAGCAACGCAATTACTCCTATTAGTATCAACCCCCAAGCTATGTATCTATAATCGAGGATATCAAACGGTAATACATACGCCGTCTTATCTTCCTTATTTAACATTATGGTATAACTCTTGTTCTCCTCCAAATTTAGAAAACCAAGATTCTTCTCTACAATATACGTGTTACCGTTACTTACGTATGTATACGTTCCGTTGCTACCAATCGTAATCGTACCGGTGGCCTTATCCACAAACTTCCAGTATCTGTATAACATAAAGCCACCAAGAGCAATACAAATCGTAGCTACTACGAAAGAAACAATTGCTAAAACATTTCCCATTTTATATTAAGTATTTTTTTTATTTATAATTATTCTTCGTCGTCGTAATAATCATAATCATAATCATACGAATAGGTATCATAAACAGAGTTTCGCGAACAACAGTATTTTTTTTCTTTGAGTTTTTCACAAGCAGACTCGGCACATTTTGCTGCCAAATGTGCGATTTCTGGGTCAACTTTGTAGAAGTACTCTAGTAATGCTCGTGAATCTTCAAACTTATAGTCATACTCTATCATCCAAGAACTTGCTTTCTCGACTAGCTCAGGAATTACATTTAAGTAATCTTCTAACATCTCTTCCAATAGTTCAGTTCGAAGGTCTTCCTTGATTTCTTCCTTTATTTCTTTTCTAACCTGTTTCAGGTAAGCTGCTTTTGACAACTTGAATATATTTTCCTGTATTAGAGGTGGAGCCTTTGTGATACTAATCCCTAAACTCTCATAGCAAATTTTTTGCAGCGTTTTTACTTCTGACATATGTTATCCTCTTCTTTTGCATCGTTTAAAATCGTTTTTAAAAAATGATTTTTTATTCGTTTCTTAACATATAAACAAAATGAGTAAATCAAATATTAGACAACTACGAATTTCCGAAAAGAATAGCATACACGCTAAGCTTATTGAAATGAAGAGCTACCTAAAAAACAAGAAACAGGCCATTTTGCGTTTTAGTCAGAGTGAAAAGAACCTATCCAAGATTCCGGTGCTTAAGGAAGAAGCGGAAAAACTAGAAGAAGATATACGATCCTTGTATGAAAGAGTAGACCTGATAAATGCTGGTAAGTTGGACGAAGAAATATCCGAAAGTGCTAGAAAGAATAACGAATTGGTGGAAGAAAAGAAAGCTTTGAAGAAAAAAAAGAAGGAACTCATTGAAAAAGACAAGGCGGAGCGTAAGAAAAAGTCTATGGACTATTACAACAAAACAAGAAGCATCCAACGAGAAGAAAGGTATGAAGAGAAAAATAAAAACTATTATCAGAAATATTTCTTCAAAGTTGAGAAAAGCATACCCGGATACTTGTTACAAAAACTAAACAAAATGCCTAATAACAAAGGGTATATTTTCAGGGATGTGTACTTATATGGAAGATTGCCATGTGACAAAAGCAACAAAACTACTTTGTTCGAAACCAAAAACAAAGTTCAGTACATACACGAGTGGGACAAGAACACAGGACTTTATAGTCTATATGAAAAACAATATAGATCTAAACCAGTTCTTCTAGAACAAAGACCAAGAAGTTTAATTAAAAATAAAATAAATGCGTATAAATAAAATGATGCCAAATTTTGACAGACAATATGATATAGGAGTGAGTAAGCAAATTCAATTCAATTCTTACAATCAAAGTATGGGTAATTGTAACCCATCTGAATCAATTAGTTATCTTTACACCCAGCCTGGTTTGAGAGCTCTACAAAGCAGATTTAGAACTCAAGCTGCTTTAGCTGGTGTTGGGGATACAACTGATATTCACCGTTTTTCTGGAGATAACCATTACGAAAACATGGTATATGATAGCAATCGAGTTCTTAATTTGTCACCTCCTGTTGACTACACTACTGTTGCTGGAGTTGGTGGTGCGAACACTAATTATACCTTTCCAGGCGAGACACTCTACGCTAATATGGTACCTCAAGTACCTATACAATCTACTATTGAGGTAGTAAACTACAACAACGTCGCTGGAGTTGGAGGTGCAAACACTGATTATTCTTTTTCGGCTGATACTCATTATGACAATATGGTATACTCCCAAGCTGTTTGCGAAAATTTTGAAAACGGACCTGCTACGTATTACAATAAACCAGAAGACATGAAAAAAAAAGTGAAATTCAAAGCCAATGGAAAAAAACTGGAAAGAGAGCGTAATTTCAATTTAATGTACATTTAATTTAATTCTATTTTAATTATAAAATAGAATGGAATCAGTTGCTATATTGTACAATCTTGTTGGATAGAGAAACAGTGTCAGCTCCGACAATTTGATCCACTAGTTTGCCATTTAAGAAGAACTGGAAAGTAGGGACTCCCCTAATGTTTGGAGTTATTTTCAAAGCCACATCTTCTTTCGCAAGAATAACGCTTCCTGGGTTGTTGTGTTTGTTGGCAAGCTCTTCATATACCGGAGCAATTTGTTTACATGGACCACAAAAAGTTCCCCAAACATAAACTACTGCCAGTTTATTTGACGCTATGAGATTGTTCTTATCAGCGTCGCTTGAAATTTTGTATGAGCCGCCAGTACCAGATACTAACTGTTGCTGCGGAATAGGCTGCTGCGGAATAGGCTGTTGCGGAATAGGCTGCTGTGGAATGGGTTGCTGTGGAACCATCATTGGCTGTACGGGTTGGTGGTTCATAACAGGTTGTGGGGAACCCATCATCATTGGCTGGGTCATTGGCTGAGTCATCATTGGTTGCGGAGATCCCATCATCATTGGCTGCGACATTTGCTGCTGTGGAGAAGACATCATTTGTGGCGCACCCATCATAGTCTGACCAGATTGAAGTCCAAGTTGTGATCGGTTTGCCGGAGTAGAAGCCATTTGAGAGTTGGTTGATTGCTGTCTAGGTTTGTAGTTTTCTGAAATAGAAGGTCTTTTCTTGGAAGAGACAGGCTTGGTGTCATTTTTTGAACCAAGATCTTTATATTTTGCGTACGACATCTGTTTATCATCTTATACAAGTTTTTAAGTAAAAATAAAATTGAAAAATTTGCCCCTTTTTCGTTTTCTATATGGAAATGATTAAGTTGACTACAGATGATATTAATGACATACTAGATTTTTTACAGCCTAACAAGCTGATACCTAAAGGTTGTGCCGACTCACTGCATAAAATACACAGAGACAAGTTAAAAAAGCAGTTGAAATCACAGAAAATTTATCCCGAAATGATACCAGAATTGAAGAAGTGTTTAAAGAAAAATTTCTTTGATTCTTTAGTAACCCCAGGTGAAAGTGTAGGTATTATATGCGCTCAAAGCATAGGACAGAAAAATACACAGTCCACTTTGAATACGTTCCATAGGGCAGGTCAGGCTGAATCACAGGTTCTTACCGGCGTTCCTAGATTTCAGGAGCTACTTAATGCAACGAAGGAACCGAAGGGACCAAGCTGCAAAATATACTTGGAAGGAAATCCTGACTCACTTGAAGAGACTAAAGCAACAATAGGCTCTAGCTTAGTACAGTTAACAGTTGATGATATAAGTACAGACATTCAAGTATTGCTTGATCACAAAGATGAAAAGTGGTTTGAAAGTTTCAAGGTTCTGTATGAAAATGAGCTTTGGTACAAGGACTTTGGACCATATGACAATTGTGTTAAAATATATTTGGATATGGATAAACTCTTCAAGTACAGGCTAAAAGTCGAAGACGTTGTATCAAGAATACACGAAGAATTCTCTGATTCATACTGCGTCTTCTCTCCTGAGACCATTGGTGAGTTACTCATTTACTTCGACTGCACTGAAATTAAGATGGACACTAGTTTGTTATATATAAACGAGGATAACTGTTGTCAAATTTATTTAGAGGAGACAGTTGAACCCGTTCTTAAAAAAACCGTTGTGGCGGGTATAAACGAAATAACTAACATGTACTTCTACAAAAGTGAAGGCAGATGGCTAGTAGATACAGACGGAAGCAACTTTATCGATGTGCTGTTACTACCATTTGTGGATAAAGTTAACACCATATCAAACAATATATGGGAGATAAATACTGTTCTTGGAATAGAAGCAACTAAGGAATACTTAATGGAGGAATTTGCTAATATAGTGGAAGTCAGTAAATGTCATATTTCTGTACTGGTGAGTCGAATGACCTTCGGTGGTACAATTGCTTCAATTTCCAGGTATACAATGAGAAAAGAAAAGATAGGAACTATTTCAAAGAGCTCATTTGAAGAGACAGTTGATCAATTTGTTCGATCAGCTACAAACGGCGAAACCGATAATATAAAGTCTGTTTCTTCGGCGATAGTGTGCGGCAACCGCGGTGGTTTTGGTACTGGAATGATGGATATTAAGGTAGATTTAGAGAGTATAATCAATGCAAAATAAAATGTTACTATTGATAAAGATGAAAAGATGTATTACTATAGGACCATGTCCACCTAAGTGTATAAAAAATAATACTGCCGTTATTCCAATAGGAACCAGGAGATGTCCTAGATATTACGTTAGGGA